CAAGCGTGCAGTGCAAGATGAAGCTCTGGTTTACGCGACCTTGCTCGGTGTTGTTGTCCCACACACCGACACCACCATGAAACCGGCCGGTACTACCTCCAAGTTGTTCGGCCTGACCGAAGGCGCCCACCTCCCATCGATGGCTGAATTCCTGCGCTGGGTACAGTTCCGTAACGACGATCCGCTGATCGAAGTCTACCGGGCCAAGGGTTATCCAATCCGCAAGCTGCAGTCGTACTCCGGTACCACCATCGTTGGCTTCCCAACGGTGCCTACCATTTGTACTCTGCGCATGGGCGACAAGCTCGTCACCGCAGCACAAGCCACACCAGAAGAGCAGTACCAATGGATCCGTCTGTTGGAAAAATACTGGATCACCGGCGTGCAGGAAGACGGTGTTACACCATTACGTGAGACCGGCAACCAAGTCAGCTATACCCTAAAGTATGATCCGAAGCTGGTCAGTTTCGATCAGTTCATGACCACGCTGTTGGACGGTCAGAGCTCGATTCGCTGCTGTTCAGTCATGCCTCAGTCGGACACCAGTGCTTACGAATACCTTCCTGAACAACCAGTCACCAAGGATGAATTCGAACGCATTGTGTCCGAGCTCGTTCTGTCTGACCAAGCCGTCCAGGAAGACGTGGGTATGGAACACATCGATTGCAGCACCGGGGCTTGCCCGATCAATTTCGGTGCCAATGTCGCTGCATGAAAGCTTGACTGGCCAGAACTCAAGATTCCTCCAGTGAATCTCTGGTCGTTACCTAAATAACAGCATCCCTTCGGGGATGCTTTTTCAACTCAAGGGAGAGTAACAATGTGTGATCACGAAGTGGGAATGGGTATGCACACCTATGTTAAGTACTGCAATGTCAATGGCTGCATGCGGCCTGCTGTACTGATGAATCACTGCATGGAACATGCCAGTGAACTGAAAGCAGTAGTGGGTGACCCCAAGCCAAAAGAAAAACAACCTGAAGCTCAGTCCATGAGCCTGAAATACCCCAAGTATTACAAGCCAGTCGGCAATCTCAAGGAAGTCGACGTGTACGCAGTGTGCAAGCTGTTCCCAGTTGCAGACAATACCGGCTGCATCAACCATGCTCGCAAAAAACTGCTGGTACCTGGTACCCGTACCGGTGGCAAGAGCTTCCGTGACGACATCAAGGAAGCCCGAGACACCCTGACTCGCTGGCTCGAACTCAATCCTGAGTAACCCAGCAAGCAAGGCGCCTCCGGGCGCTTCTTCGAATATCCGATACCTTCAACGGGAGCAACCATGCAACGTTACATGAACACGTCCAACGTGCCGCTCGCCCTTGCAGTCTTCCTGGCCACCGACCACTACGACCACAACAGCGATCCATTCACCATCAGTGCCACCACACTGCTGAAACCACTCCGCCAAATCATCCTGCCTACCCGTGTACCTGCCGGAGCTGTCTTGGTCGATCTGGCTTCCCAGATGGCCAACCGCCTGGGTAGTGCCATCCATGACGGCATCGAACGTGCCTGGCGTACCAACTTCAAGCAGGCCATGCTGGATATGGGACACCCACAACGGTTGATCGATCGCGTGCGCATCGACCCCACCGATGCAGACCTGGCCGCAGATCCGGACATCATCCCGTTCTACATGGAACAGCGTGCTACCCGCAAGCTGGGCAAGTGGACCGTGACCGGTAAATGGGACTTCATCGGTGAAGGTCGTGTGGAAGACTATAAGACCGCCTCTACCTGGTCCTACAAGAATCAGGTCAACGCCGACAAGCAGCAGAAGCAGGGAAGTATCTATCGTTGGCTTGACCAGAAGAAGATCACCCGCAGTGAGATGGCGATCCACCACATCTTCATGGACTGGAAAGCTGGGATGGTCAAGTCCGACCCATCCTATCCACCGGAGCGGTTCCACACGCAGATCTTCCCACTTCTGTCGTTGAATGAGACCGAAGCATTCATCCGTCAGAAGATCGCGCTGATCGAGCAGTACTGGGATTCCCCGGAAGACCAGATCCCACTGTGCGACGAAGAAGAGCTGTGGCGTAGCGATCCGGTACACAAGTACTACAAGTCTGGTGACATCACAAAGCGCAGCACCAAGAACTTCGAAGACCTCGGCACAGCCCAGAACTTCAAAGCCAATGAAGGCAAGGGCCAGGGCGTCATCGTCACCAAGCAAGGTGAAGTAAAAGCCTGCAAGTACTGTGCTGCCTTCCCGGTCTGCAGTCAAAAAGATGCCCTGGTTGCTTCTGGCGATCTGGTTTTATAACCCAAACCAAAGAAGGAAACTCCATGATCCCGTTCGATCAAATGACCCACCATCCAGCAGCAGAAAAGCTGGTTGCTATCCTGTGCAATAAAACACAGAACAGCAATCCGCTCTTCTTCCGTGTACTGGTGGGTTACTACTTCAGCCTGGTCGCATCCATGATGCGTGCCACCATCGTCACCCATGACCGTGGTGACATCCCGGTCAACATGTATGCACTGAACCTGGGAACCTCCGGCTCCGGCAAAGGCTTCTCGACCAACATCATCGAGAACATGGTGATCAACCGCTTCCGTACCCGCTACCTGGAAGAGACCTTCCCATTGCTGTCCGAAGTCAACCTGCCCAAGCTGGCGCTGAAACGCGCCAACCGCAAGGGGACCGATCCGGATGAAGAGCTGGCCCGTGTGCAGAAGGAATTCGACACACTGGGTTCGCTGGTATTCTCCTTTGACTCCGGTACACCAGCAGCCGTCAAGCAGATGCGTCACAAGCTGCTGATGGCCGACACTGGCTCGGTCAATCTGCAGATCGATGAGATCGGCAGCAACCTTCTGGGCGCAGTCGATGTGCTGACCACTTTCCTAGAACTGTACGACGTCGGCCGCATCAAGACCAAGCTGGTCAAGAACACTTCCGAGAACGTACGCAGTGAAGAGATCGTTGGCCAGACGCCAACCAACATGATGCTATTCGGCACACCAGCCAAGCTGCTCAATGGTGGCAAGCAGGAAGAGGAACTGTACTCGATGCTGGAGACAGGCTATGGCCGTCGCTGCTTCTTCGGTTACAGCCGTGCGACCAACAAGATGGCCGATCTGACACCCGAACAGGTGTACACGATGCTGACCAATCAGGACGCCGATGCCTACCTCGAAAAGCTGTCGGACAAGCTGGAGAACCTGGCTGACATGATCAACGTCAACAAGAAGTTGGTGATGTCGAAAGAGACCAGCCTGATCCTGATCGAGTACCGGCTGAAGTGCGAGAAGTTGGCCGACACGCTGCCCGAGCACGAAGAAATCAAGAAGGCTGAGATCAGTCACCGCTACTTCAAAGCATTGAAGCTGGCAGGTGCTTATGCCTTCGTCGACGACTCGATCGAGCTCACCACCACCCACCTCTATCATGCGATCAAGCTGGCAGAAGAGAGTGGTGAAGCGTTCGACAACCTGCTGACCCGTGACCGTAACTACGTAAAGCTGGCCAAGTATATTGCCACCTGCCGCCGTGACTGCACCCAAGCTGATCTGGTGGAAGACCTCCCGTTCTACCGCGGTGCAGCAGGTCAGAAGAGCGAGATGCTCAGTCTGGCCATTGCTTACGGCTACAAGAACAACATCATCATCAAGAAGTCGTTCTCGGATGGTATCGAATTCCTGCGTGGCGAAACCCTGCAGGAAACCGATCTCTCCAAGATGGTGCTGGCCTATAGCAATGACATCACCACCGACTACCGCAATGAATATGCTCCGTTCGATCAACTGCACAAGTTGACCCAGGCGGCTGGCATGCACTGGACAGCTCACCACCTCAACGGTGGCTATCGCAACGAAGAGAATGCCATCGCTGGCTTCAACCTGGTTGTGATCGATGTCGATGGCGGCGTGAACATCAGCACAGTCAAGATGCTGCTCAAGAACTACAAGTACTTGATCTATACCACCAAGCGTCACACGCCGGAAGAGAACCGCTTCCGCGTACTGCTGCCGATGAACTACAAGCTGGACATGGACGCCAAGGACTACAAGGAGTTCATGAGCAACATCTACGAATGGCTTCCATTCGAATGTGACACGGCTACCAATCAGCGTGCCCGCAAGTGGATGTCGCACGACGGCCAGTATGAGTACAACCCAGATGACTCGGCAGTGCTGCTCGACGTCTTGCCCTTCATCCCGAAGACCAGCAAGAACGAAGAGCGCAAAGAGCTGCTGAACACACAGCAATCCATGGACAACCTGGAGCGCTGGGTGATCAACAACATCGGGGACGGCAACCGCAACAACATGCTGCTGCGCTACGCAATGATCCTGGTCGATGCAGGTTTCGACATGGAAAAGATCAAGGGCCGGGTAATCAGTCTCAACGACAAGATTGCCGACAAGCTCGATGAAATGGAAATCCTCAGCACCATCATGGTGTCGGTGATGAAAGCCATTGCGAAAAAGCTTCCGTAAACCAAAAGAAGCAGGTGCTCTCCGAGCACTTCTTCGATAACCAAAGGAATCACCATGAGTGCACAACCGCAACAAACCGTCAATGACAATCTGGTCTTGATCTGTGGTCCATCAGCAACCGGCAAATCCGCATCCCTGATGGATTTGCGTGATCCGGAAGGTGTGCTGTACTTGAACTGTGAAGCAGGCAAGAAACTGCCGTTCAAAGCCAAGTTCATCCAGAAGACCATCACCGATCCACAGCAGATCATGGAAGGCTTCGATTGGGCTGAAGGTCAGCCACACATCCATACCATCGTGATCGACACGCTGACCTACCTGCTCGACATGTATGAGTCGCTCTACGTGTTGAACTCATCCAACGGCATGGTTGCCTGGGGCAACTTCGCCCAGTACTACAAGAACCTGATGCAGCAATACGTTGCTCGCTCCACCAAGAATGTGATCTTCCTGGCCCACACTGCGCACACGCACAATGAAGCTGAGATGATCATGGAGACCAAAGTACCGGTCAAAGGTTCGCTGAAGAACAACGGCATCGAGTCGTACTTCAGTGTTGTCATCGCTACCAAGAAAGTACCGCTGAAAGCACTGAAGGAATACGATTCACGGCTGTTGAACATCACACCAGAAGAAGAAGCCCTCGGTTTCAAGTACGTATTCCAGACCAAGCTGACCAAAGAGACGGTCAACGAACGTCTGCGTGGTCCACTTGGTTTGTTCAATACCAAAGAGACATTCATCGACAACAATGCCCAGCTGTTGCTCGATCGTCTGCACGAATACTACGATTGATACCAGCAATGTCTTGCAGTACACTGGTTAATCCCAGTACAACGTAGCACAACACAACCCTAACAACACTAAAGGAAATACCATGAATATGCTCGCAAACCTGACCACCTCCGAAGATATCGCTCACGAGAAAGACTCCATCGGCGGCAGTGCTCCCCTGGAATCCGCCATCTATCCGATGAAGGTCGACATGGCCTACCTGCAGAAATCCGCTGGTGGTGCCCTGGGCCTGTTCCTGACCTTCAAGACCGAAGGTGACAAGGAAATCCGCCAGACCCTATGGGTCACTTCGGGCGATGCCAAAGGCAACAAGAACTACTACGAAGACAAGAAGCGCGAGAAGCAATACCTGCCCGGCTTCAACATGGCCAACAGCCTGTGCCTGCTGACCCTGGGCAAGGAAATTTCGGCCCTGACCACCGAAGAGAAGGTGCTCAACATCTATTCGCCGGATGCCAAGGCCGAAGTGCCCACCAAGGTCCAGGTCTTGATGGATCTGCTGAACCAGGAAATCCTGGTTGGCCTGATCAAGCAGACCGTCGACAAGACCGCCAAGGATGGTGCCGGTGTTTACCAGCCCACCGGCGAGACCCGTGAAGAGAACGAGATCGACAAGTTCTTCCGCGCCCGCGACAAGATGACCACGGCCGAAATCCGTGCTCAGGCCACCGAGCCTGCCTTCTACGACGCCTGGGCAAAGAAGTGGACTGGCAATCTGCGTGACAAGTCGTCCAAGACCGCGGGCACTGCTGGCGCCCCTGGTGCATCCAGTCCTGCAGCCACTGGTACCAAGAAGCCTGCATCCAGTCTGTTCGGTTAATACCGGCAGTAAGCGGGAGCCACTCATCAGATAGGTGGGGGTTCCCACCACAAAAACCTCAAACCAAGGAACCTTGATGAGCGA